GGCATAGAGGCGATCGGCGAATTCGCTGGCCTGGGCTTCGTCGCCGCCGCGGATCGCAGCGTCATACTGCTTGAGCCAGGCGCGGCCTTGTTCGAGCCGTTCGGTGGGGTCGCCGGCGAGCTCACGGTGGATGCGATAACGCCGTTCGATAGGACTCGACGGCGGCAGAAAATCAAACCCCGGCTGAAACGCCTGGGCGGTTGCTGTTCGACGCATGTATCGTCTCCATTGCAGATCGGGAAAGAGGCTTCCCGTGACGCGCGGGGGGCGAGTCGCGCGCGTTTCGCTCCGGGTGCCAGCCGGGTCTCGTCAGACGGGGTATTCGCGCACCCGCAAATCGCGGGGCCATTCTTCTGGGTCGGCGCCAGCATAATGCACGGTCGACAACGACCGATCATCGTCACGGGCGATCGACCCCAATTGCTTCATAAACACCGGCACGGCGGCCGCCTGACAGCGCCGGATCATAAGTCGGGCCCAGGCGATATCAAACGATCGCGCTCGCTGCCGCGGTCGCCCGCTTTCGCCGCCGATCACTACCCAGCCCGTCCCCGCCGGGTCGCGATCGATCATCTCGAGCTGCGGCTCGACCGAGATCCACGGGACTTCGGTCGGCAGCCGGCTAAGCCACGGCACGCGTTCGTCCCAACGGCGCTGATCCTCGGCCGAGACGCCGAGCCAGATGCCGGGGTGCGGCGTCGTCACGCCGATTTGCGCCAACAACCCAGCGAGATTGTCGGGTCGCTTGGTCAACACCTGGAAGACATGCCCACGGGCGCGCTGCGCCGCCGTCATCGCCTCCCAGATGCGGGCAAACCATTCGCGCGGCATGTCGTCGTGGGCCAGGTCGGACATGCTGTTGACGAAGATCATGCGCGGCCGCGCCCAGCGCATGGGTTGCGACAGCGCCGCTTCCCAGAAGCGCAATTCCCCAGTCCACACCGGGCCTCCCTTGGTGTTGCGCGTCAAACCGCGATATTTGGCGGACGCCGGCCCCCCAAAGCCGGCAATCCGTGCAGCTTCGCGCATCGCGTAACAATGCGTACACCCGGGCGAAATCACCGTGCATCCGACTGTCGGGTTCCACGTCGACTCGGTCCAGGCAATCGCGGTGTCGCGTGCCATGTGTTTCTCCCCCCGTTGACAAATTTGCTAAAAACCCCCAATATCCGCGCTGAAGACGTGAGTCTTCATTGCAGAACTGGGGGGCCGTCCCGATTGGGGCGGCCCCCACTTTTTACGCTGCCTCGTCAGAAGCGGTCTCGGGAAAGACTTCGCTGACTGACTTATCGCCCTCGCCGGGAACGACTTTATCCGGCGACAACACGGTTTCGACCTGGCGCCAATCGAGGCAGCGCGTGGCCGCCACTTCCGGCGTCAAACCGCCTTCCCACCAGCTGTCGAGCGGCACGCCGTCGGCGAGTTGGTGGATCGTCAAGCCGGCATTGTCACGCGACAACACGGCGTTGACATCGGCGAAGAATTTTGCCCTCGCCTTTTTCGCGGGCGCGCCCTTGAGCTTGGCTCGCTGGGCGACGCGCGTGGTGTCGCCGTCGTCTGTCGTTTCGGCCTCGTCCTCATCAAGCAATTGAGGCGATGGTGCCGGCGCAGGTAACGCGGTCTGAGGCTGCGTACGGGTTATCAACGTGTTGATCCGCTGATCGTAATCCTCGATCTTTTTCTGCAGCAGCCGATTGTTCGGCATTTTTTCGAGCCGCGCCATGGTGCGCGTGCGATTGGCCCGCAAAGCGCCAATTGTCCCGGTGATTGCCGGGTTCAATATGCGCGCTTGTTGCGGCGCCAACGCCTGATCTCTGAGCCCCATCACGGGCATCAACGCCAACACCGCCCCCGGGCATCCGGGGAACATAATCAACGTTGGCTTGTCATCGCCCGCGCCGAAGACCTGCACGGTCGGCGACTCGAGCAATTTCGCGAGATCAGCGACACCCTTGAGATAGGCCGCTTGATAGCCGGTACTTTCGAGGTCCAGTGTTTCGCGCGACGACAGATTGATGCTGGCGAACATGCCGTCGTAAGCCGGAAAGTCGCCTTCGACTGGGAACAGACGAAAGGTGACATTGTCGTGAGGATCCGACAACAACAGGCGCGGCGCGCCAGTCCCATACGAAATCACGGCGGAGTCGCCGCCGAGCTTTTCGATCATCATCAACTGTTCTCTGAACAGAGCGAGCGGCACCGTTATTCCCTTTCCGAGCCAACCGGGCAGCGTTGCTGACCCGCTTGGGATCGAATAGGCGAATAAGCGATGACCGTCGGTCGCGCTGACACGGACTTCGCCTTCGCGCGTGGCGATGTTGACGCCCTGGAGATTTTCCGGGACGTCTTTCTTGTCGCCGTTGACATCGGTGGTTTTGGCACCGGTGCAGCTGATCGCTGCCTTGAGCGCGAGCACGGGGATGGCGATCGGCTCAAGCGCCGCCACCGACTCCACGACCGCCTCCTCGACAACGTTCTCGGCAGCGCCGTTCGACGGCGCCACTTCGCGCGAAGTGCTTTTCTTGGTTCGCATAATGGGTCTCCATTGCAGGTATCGGGAAATTAGCTTCCCGTGACGCGCGGGCGAGCCGCGCGTTTCGGCCCGGTGCTACCGGGCCTCGTCAGACGGGTTTAGTGATGTAGTAATTGCGCGATTTGCGTTAATTGGCCGCTGATGTCGCCGAGCCGACCGTTCATGCTGACAATCATGCCAAGAACTGCGATCGTGGCGGCGGCATTCGCGCCGACCGCCCAAATCAACATTGTCAGCTTTCCTTCGACGCCGAGCAGCCGCTTTTCATAATCGGCAAGTTCTTCTGCGGCTTTGTCGGCTTTGTCGGTCGAAGCGCCAGCGTCCAGCAACGCATCGCGTAATGCGCCGAGTTGCAACGCCATGTTGCCTCCATTGTTGTCAGCCGAGATATAGCAACAATTCCTCGGCGCCGAACACCTGTTCGGCACCGCAGCTGTCGCACGTGTAGTTGCGAGCGTCGGGTTCGCAACCGTCGGCCTCTTCGCCGCAAATCAGGCAAAAGCCGGGGTTATCGAGTTCCGTCATCTCGCGTTCGACTGCCTCCATCACGCGTTCAGCGGTGATCGAAGCGTGCCACAGCTTGCGCGCTAGCATGACCGGCACTCCGGGTAGAGTTGCAGACGGGTCGAGCGCATCGCCGGCACGCCGTGGCGGCCGAATTGACGCCGCCAGGCAGCAAGTTCCTCGTTCGATACGGCAAAGCGGATCGAAGCCTCGGCGATCGACAACAAGTCGTAATCGATCGCCAGCAACAACACCGCTTTGCGTTGCGGCGACCAACGATCAGTGGCCATTGTTCGGGACCATGACGTTGAGCGCCAACTTGACGCCGGGGCGCTTGCACTCGACTGGCACTATCCCGTGGGTCGAGGCGATCAGCTTGGTTTTGCCGGTCTTCGACGTGACGCCGCGGGCGGTCAGATCGCAGGTGATTACGAGCTTGTCGCCCGTCACCTTGATCTCGACGTTTTCCATAAGGGTCTCCATTGCAGGTGGTACGGAATTGGACTTCCGCGACGTCCCGACTTGTGTCGGGACGTTTCGTCCCCTGTCACGGGGACTCGTCAGGCGGGGATTAATCCCAGGATCGGGATTTGCCGTAAGTGTCGCGGATGAGGATTTTCGTCCCGAAGTCGCGCGAACGCGCCTCGGTGGCGAAGGCCTGAACCTCCTTCTCGTCCTCGCATTGCGCGTGGTCGAGCAGTTCGAGCCCGTCACGGCTCAACACCGTGACTTGCCATTTGACCCTGCTGCCGCGTGGCGGCACATATTGGCGACGTGCCATGATGGTCTCCATTGCAGAAGTGCGGATTTTTTGTACCGCTACGCCCAGCTTGCGTTGGGCGTTTCGCTGGGGTCTCACCAGCTCTTCAGGCGGTTTGTGCTGCCAACGCGTCCTCGAGGGCCTTCTTGGCAACTGGGTTGGTGAACGTCGCGACGCGAGCCGCGAGCCGGGTCCGATTGGCCCGACGTGCAGCCTCGTGACGATCGCACGGGACGCTCGAACGCACGCGACGCGCCGGCGCATCGGCCAGTTGCGCGTCATAGTGCGCCAGCGCCTCGACAACCGCTGCTTTCGCGACGGCGTTGGTGAAGGTTTCGCCCTTCTGGGCCAGCCGGGTACGATTTGCGCGCACGGCTGCGAAGTGCATCACTGACTTTGTCATCGTGGACTCCATTGCAGAAAAGGGTGCGGTCGAAAGTACCGCGACCAGCCTTGTGGCTGGTTTCGCCCGGATTTCACGGGCTCATCAGGCGGTTACGCGACAGTGATAACGACGTTGTCGCTGTCGCCGTTCGACCCGGTGTCGAGGTCATAGCGACCGACACGGATCAACGCGTCGAAGATGATTTCTTCGTCGTCGTCTAACATGTTGACGGCGATTACATCGAACAGCGGGGCTGTTTCGGACGAACCATCGGAGAAAGTCAGGCAGACGATCGTTGAACGGGTGATCATCGTGGGCTCCATTGCAGAGAGTTACCGCTACGCCCAGCAAGCGCTGGGCGTTTCGCCCGAATTTCACGGGCTCGTCAGGCGGCTTGTGACAGCGCGTCTTCGATCGCCTTGCGGGCGATTTCGTTGGTGAACTTCGAAGCGCGAACTGCGAGCCGGGTGCGATTTGCCTTGACAGCTGCGAGGTGCCGATCGCACGGGGTGGGCACATTGTGCAGCGCGTCGAAAATCGCGACCGCTTCGGAAATCGCCTTGCGTGCGACTTCGTTGGTGAACGAATTCGACTTGGCAGCCAGGCGGGTCCGGTTTGCGCGGATCGCAGCGATATGGCGGATCGTGTTGGTCATCGTGGGCTCCATTGCGATAGGGTTTCGGGTTGATTTCCCGTGAGCGCTTGTGCGCTTTCGTCCCGGCATCACCGGGCCTCGTCAGACGGGTTGCGATCAAGCGCGCGTCATTTCTGACGCGCGCTCGCTCGTTTCGTTTTGCAAGTGGAGATCCTGCAATGAGCCGCGCTATCTGGCAGCGCGGGTGCATTCCTTCGATTTTGTCGTGTCCGAAACCCGAAGTGGGTCGCCTGTGGGGGGGCCTGCCGGGGAGCTTCAGGCGCTAGTGCGCGCTTTCGAGCTTTCCTACCCGATCCCGATCCGTCAGCCCGGGGAATGATATGGTTGGCTGACTTTGCAATCCTTCGAAGCTGGGTCGCGCCTGGATTGCTTCGCGCGTCCCTTGGAAGTCTTGTTTCGTTTCGCGTTTCGCTTCGTCCTTCTGTCGTTTCGTCTTACACACATGAATATAAGCTATTCGCCGGGCTTCTCAAGAGATTTTTTCCACTTTTCCGGGCGTTTGTACTCGTTTTCGGAAGTACTTGAGAAACCAACCGCATCCGCACGTTGAAACACGCCGCAAGCGGAGTGCGTCATCCTGTCGCAGTCCGCTTGTTGCGTGCATCTTGCATGCGAGGTCGCGCGATGGGGGGTCGCAAAGTCGCGTCAGATCGCGCTGGGCGCGTCGCTGACGCGCGAAAGCGCTTCGCACGTAGAGCAGCTTAGGGCGCGTCATCACGTGCCCTAGGACGCGTCCCTGGTCGATTTGCGTCGTCGCGCGAGATCGCGACGTGGCTCTCGCGCGCTGGTAGAAAACGGTTACGGACGACCGTTTTTGCGGCTAAGCTTCGCGATCATGAAAGGCATGCGGCCGGGACAAGGCGGCTTCACGTTCGACGCCACGGTGTTTCTGGGGAACCTCGAAGCGTTGGCCCCGCCGAAGTCTGATCCTGCGGTGGCGCTGGCCTTGGTCGACACCGCCAAGGCAGGCATTACCAAGGCGGCGCAATTGATCGCCAAGCGCACCGGGCTCAAGAGCGGCACGGTCAAGGCGCGACTATCTTATGACTCGGTGCGGGTCGGCGATTATCAGGCGACGATCCGCTCATCACGCAAGCCGATCCCGCTGTACGACTTCCCCGGCACGGCGCAGACCGGCGCAGGGGTGCGCACGCGCGCCTGGGGCAAGAGCCAGGTCATCCGCTCGGCGTTTATCGCCAACATGCGGTCCGGGCACCGCGGCGCTTATCGCCGCCGAACGCGTCGCCGCCTGCCGATCAAGGAATTGTGGGGACCGACTATTTATGGCACCTTCGCCACGCCGGAAGTGCAGGGCCTGATCCGCTCAACTATGCAGGATCGTTTGAGGACAGCGCTTCTCCGGCGTCTCGCCGCGGCCCAGCGCCGTCGACGATGACAAAGGGCCGGTTCTCACTGTGACTGAGAACCGGCCCCGATTGCTTGCTCCACCCCGTTCGCGCCCCAACGGTGCGGACTACCGCTCTACGCGGGTCGCAGGGGAAAGGCAAGCGTTTTCAATGCCGGATTGTTCACCGGAAGCCAGGGCGGAACGTCGGCGGCAGATCGCCGATTTGTGGCGCAGCATCGGCAATCCGGCGACGAGCCTTTCTGACCGTTCGCGGTCGATCGGCTATGCCACAATCGAACAACGGCTAAAGGCGATCGGCGAACTCGAACGCCTCGAAGAGCTTTGCGACACCGGAGGCCGGCGGGCCGCGCGCATCGCCTACATTCCATTGATCAAGGGGCTCTAGGAAATGGCGAGCCTCTGGCGCCGTCTCATCGAGCCGTTTCGCTTTAAACCTCAAGCGCAGGGCGAACTGCCGCCGGTCGGCGACGGGTTCACCGCGACGCGCAATATCCCGCCCGGTCTTGAGGCCGGCGCTGTCCGCCGCCGCCTGGCCGTCTGGCAACCGATGGCCCAGCACATCAACGTGCAGATGCGCGCGGCCGGCGACACGATCAATGCCCGCGCCCGATGGCTGGTGCGCAACAACGGCTATGCCAAAGCGGCGCTGCGATCATGGTCGGCAGCCACGGTCGGCGCCGGGATCAAGCCGTCATCTTTGGTCGAGGACGAGACGCTGCGCGACCGCATCCACGAAGCGTGGAACATCTGGACCGACGAAGCCGATGCCGAAGAAGTCACCGATTTTTACGGGATCAGCCGCCGTGTTTCACGGGAAACGTTTCTTGCTGGCGAGTGCTTTGTCCGCTTGCGGCCGCGGTTCCCCCAGGATGGCCTGACGGTCCCGCTGCAGCTCCAAATGCTGCCGGCCGAACAACTCCCGTTGTGGAAGCTCGACTACGCGCCGAACGGCAATCCAATCCGTCTCGGCATCGAATTTGACCGCAATCTGCGCGACAAGCGCGTCGCCTATTGGTTTTACCGCACCAACCCGACGGACGCGACGACCTTTCGCGATGCGTTGCTGCAAGATCAGCTCACGCGCGTCCCGGCCGAGGACGTGATCCACGTCTTCGATCCGATCGAGGCCGGTCAGGTGCGCGGGACGACGGGCTATGCCGCGGCCATCGTCAAATTGTTCCAGCTCGACGCCTTCGACGACGCCGAATTGGAGCGTCAAAAGCAACAGAGTCGCTACGCCACCTTTATAGAAACGCCGGAGGAGCACGACGAGGACGGCAACCCGCTGGTCCCGCGCCCCGAAGACGACGATCTGGCCTTTGCCCCCGGCGCGACCGTGCAACTCTACCCCGGCGAGAAGGTCACGCATTCCCAGCCCGGCGGCACGCCAAGCGGCTACGAGTCGTTCCAGTATCGGGTGATCCTGCAAATCTGTGCCGCCCTCGGCATCCCCTACGCCGAACTGTCGGCCGATTTGAATAAGGCGACCTATGCCAGTTCGCGCGCCGGCCTGCTCGCCTTCCGCGCCGAGGTCGAGGCGTTTCAGCATGCCGTGCTCGTGTTTCAATTCTTGCGCAAGGTCTGGATCCACTGGTTCGACGCCGCGGTGCTCGCCAGCGCGTTGCCGATCACCGCCTCGCGCTACACCGCGCGCCCGATGGAGTACCGCGCCTACAAGGCAATCGCGCCGCGCGCGGCCTGGGTCGATCCGCTCAAGGACCGTCAGGCCGCCATCCTGGCGCTCAAGGCCGGCATCCTGGCGCCGCAAGATGTCGTCGAGGCTGAAGGCTACGACCTCGAGGAGACCTATCACCGCATCGCCGAGGCCGCGGCTCTCGCGCAGAAGCTCGGGATCACAATCGATTACGGCGCGCGCACCCAGAGCATCGGCACCAGTCAACCGGGCGACGGGACATCCGCGGCGCCAACCGACGCGGAGGCCGCTGCATGATCCGAGACCTGTCGCATATCTTCGCCCGGATCTTCGGGGTTCCGCTGCTGATCCAGCCGGGGAAGCTCGAAGCCTTGCTGGCCGGCCTGGACGCCGCGCGGTTCCATCGCGGCTCGCTGCTCATCACGGCGGAAGATGGGGCGTCGCTTGAGCCGGCCCAGCCCGAGGCGCCGACCTATGGCTACCGGCTCAACAAGGGCGTCGCCACGGTCCCGGTGCACGGCGTGCTGGTGCGCCGCGCCGGCCAGATCGACGCCGACTCCACCCGCTTGCAGTCCTACGAGAACCTGACCCGGGTGCTGCGCAATGTCCGCGCCGATCGCCGCGCCCGCGCCATCCTGCTCGATATCGACAGTCCCGGCGGCGAGGCCGGCGGCGTCTTCGACTTCGCCAACGAAGTTCGCGCGATCGGCCGCGACAAGCCGGTCTGGGCCGTCGCCAACGACGACGCGTTGTCGGCTGCCTATGCCATCGCCGCCGCGGCGCAGCGTGTCTGGGTCACCGACACCGGGGCCGCCGGCGGCGTCGGCGTGGTTGCCCTGCACCTCGACCAGTCGCGCCGCGATGAAGAGGCGGGGATCGCCTACAGCTACATTTTCAAGGGCGCGCACAAGATCGACGCCAATCCCCACGAGCCGTTGTCGATCGAGGCGCGGATCGGCATCCAGGGCGAGATCGACCGAATTTACGACAAGTTCACGGCCTCGGTCGCCGAGCACCGTCGCTTGCAGCCGGCTCAGGTTCGCGCCACCGAGGCGCGCGTCTATTTCGGCGGCAACGCCCGCAGCGAAGGCCTGGCCGACGAAGTCGGCAATTACGATCAGGCGCACCAGGCGCTCGCCGAGAGCGTGAGCCTCGGCCCCGTCAATTCCGTCAGCCGCCCGCGAGGAGATAGCAGAATGGACAACAGCGAAGACAATCCCGCCACGACCGCCGCAACCAACGTCGTCAACCTCGATGACGTCCGCGGCGAGGCGCGCACCCAGGCTCTGGCCTATGCCGAGGAGGTTTCACACCTTTGCAAGTTGGGGCGACACCCAGAGCTGACGGGTGATTTCCTGAAGCGCAACGCGCCAATCTCCACCGTCGCCCGCGAGCTGATGGAGTTGAATGCGCACAATGACCAGGCACGCCAAATCGACATCATCGACACTGCCGCCACCATTCGCGCCGCCCAGCTTGGCAATCAGCCATCTGACGTGATCAAGGCCAACGCCGAGCGCATGCAAGCCTACCAGACGCCAGTGCGGGGCAGCTACTAATGTCGTCGCTCAGCCTGAGCCTGATGGCATACATCGGCCGGCCGTATCTGGAGCGCGTGCCGCCGCCGACGCCGCCTGACCCGCCTGATCCTCCTGGCAATGGCGGCAATGGCAGTGCCGATCCGCCGCCAGGCGAAACCTTGCCGGCGCCGCCCGAGGGGCCCGAGCCGCATCATCCTGTGCGCCGTGCCGGCCCGCCGCGCCCACGCCGCCCGAACTAAGCCATGGCTGCTGCACGCGAGGCCACGCGCTATGCCAATTTCGTCCTGACCGAGGCGAAACTGTGGCGCTCGCGTGAGGTCCGCTTGACTGCCGTCATTTCAGGGGGCACGCCCAGCGGGACGATCTTCGACAATAGCGGCAATATCTTGATCGCCGGGACGATCAATGCTGCCTCGTCGATCCTGTTGCGGCCTGAGCCGCACGCGACCATTGCCAACAGCAAGCTGGTCCTGGCACGCAATGCCGAGGTCAATGACGCCTTTTTGTCTTACGTCATGCAGGGCGGCGTGCCAATGAACCAGGCACAAATTGACTCGACCAATCTCGCATTGCTCAACAACAGCGGGATTGTCGTACGCAAGGGGGCGCTCCCCGACTCGCGCGCCTCGACCAGCTTTTTCGGCGACCTGGGGGCGGCGATCAGCGGCGCCATCGCGGCGGCGGGCGAGGCGGTTGCGGGTGCTGTCAATGTCATGCTGGCGCTGGTTTATCACCCGCGCAACCGGGACCGCCGCTGATGGCGCAGTCCCTTCGCGTCCCGATGGCGGGGCTGTCCCTGTCCCGTCAGGAACCGTGGTTCGCTGCCTTCCTGCTGACCGAGGCCAGGCAGTATCGCTCGCGCGGCATCCGCGACATACAGGCAGGGGCCTGGGCGGTCGGGACCCTCCTCGACCACAACGGCGATCTGGTCACCCCGGCGACTGTGGCCGATACGAGTTGGATATTGCTCGCGCCGTTTTTCGATGAGCAGCGCGCCCCGGCTCTGCTGATCATGCGCGATGCCGAGGTCAACGACTGGTACATCCAATACGGCGTGCTCAACCATGCCGCAGTTAACGAGGCATTGCGCGCCAACAGCCGCATTATCGTCCGCGCTGGTCCTGCTCAGTTCGGGATCGAGGCGCGCGATGTGACGGTCAGCCCGCCAGTCGGCGGCCAGGGGGACGTGCAGGCAGCTCTGGAATATGTCAACGACAACATGCTGAGCGCGGCCGGTGCCACAATGACCGGGCCGCTGCACGTGCTCGATGTCGATGCCTCGTCGGAACGCACTGAGGCAGTCAACAAGGGTTATGTCGACTCGCTCGTCCTGGGAGTGTCGAATTTCATCGGCCGGCTCGATGCCGAGAACGATGAGGTTTACTACACCCAGATTTCAGGCATCACCCCCAGTCCTGGGCCGCTGTGCACCCCGGAGGTCGCGCGCCAAGGCGGTATGGTTATCTGCGAGCGGCCAGGCATCATGCCCCCTGGCTCCCAGATGGAGGGGGTCGTTTTCAACTATGGCGACCGCGCCCTGAGCGACGGCGACGTTTGGTATCATTTCCCCTCGGTCACCGAGCAAGTGACCGGCACCATGGTAGCACTGACGCCCCAAGTATTTGGCCGTGACAATGCCCAGGCGGCATTGGAAATGGCCGAGACGATGGTCAACAGCAAGCTGTCGAAGGTCGGCGGCGACCAGATGAATGGAAGCCTGACTATTGACCCCGGCTTGCCTGGCCTGCCCGCGCTTTTCCTCCGCCAGCCGGTGAATGATCCCGGCGCCGCGTTTTACATTGTTGGCAACCCAGCCGGTCGGGCGATGCAGGTTGACGGCTCCCTGCGGCTGGTGACTGGCGACCTCGAAATCCAGGGCGGGACAATCAACGTCAGCAGTCCTGCCGGCTTTATCATGGCGCGGCAATTTTATTTAGGCGTCGATATCAACTGCGGTTATTTGCTAGGCTCCGACACATTGAGCGGCGGGCTCTGGCGCAGTATCGGCGGGCTTATGACCTTGCGCCGGCCGGCCGGACAGAATGATCTTTTTTCCGAGGACAGCAATGCGGTCAACCGCCAGCGCATCCTGACCGAAGATGACTTGAACACTTTCAGCAGCCTAGTCCGCGCGCCCGTCCGCTATGCCCTGCCGAATGAAGTGGTTTTCACTACTGGCAGCGTTTGGATGCCGTGGTGGACAGACATTTATTCATTGCCGCGTGGCGGCACATCGCTGGTGCGGGTCAGTCTGTCGGTGTCGTGTTATGGGCCGACGGGTTCCACTTGGTCTCTAGGCGCGCGCTTGAGCGAGCCGGCGGCCTACGCGGTCGAGCGGCGCGACTTTATGTATTTCGATATGCAGACTGCTACATTTGAATTTTACATTCTGGTTAGCACTGCGAATCCGACGCTGACAATCGAGCTTGGCGCTTTTCCTGTTGGCGCCCCGTCGATTCCGCCCGGTCTGGGGACGTACGACTCGCGCCGCTTCGCGAACCGCTCGGAGGTTATGGTTGCTGATCTGGGACCACTGACGGCGTAAAGGAGGGACGGCAATGGCTCGTGCTGCACAAGGGAAATGGTTTGCTGATGCGCTAATCAGCTACGCGCAAGGGTATCGCTCATTCGAGGCAGTCAATATCGGCACGCCCGGCACTGCCGTTCCGGCAATGCAGCCGGGACAAGTATTGCTGGCGAACGGCATGCCGGTACCAGCGAGCGGTGCGGGCACGCAATATATTCTGTTGCAGCCATACGCAGGACGGCTTGCAGCAGAACCCGTGGCACCAGCGCTGGTGTTGGCGCGAGATGCTGAGGTCAATGATGCTTATATTGTCTATGCGCCGAGCAATGCCGGTGCCGTCAATCCATTATTGGCTGCTCTAAACATCATCGTGCGGCCTGGCGTGCTGCCGCAATCGATCGTCACCGCCAGCATGCTCGACGAAGAGGGGCGGATGATCGAAGAGGGGCCGCACGAGCCTGAGCCGGCTGCGGCATAGGAAAGGGGAACCACAGCCATGTTGGACATTTTCAGCAACAATGCCGCGTTCACAGTGACCGGCCTCACGGCAGCTCTGCTGCGCACGCCCTACATTCCAGGGCTGATCGGCAGGCTGGGCCTGTTCGCGCCGCGCCCGATCGCGACAACCACAACCACAATCGAAATTCAGGGCACCCGCCTGGCGCTGGTGCCCGAGGTCCCGCGCGGTGCGCCGCCAACCCCGAACGTGGAGGACCGGCGCGCGCTGGTGCCCTTTCGCATCCCGCACTTCCCAATCCGCGATACGATCATGGCGGACGCGGTCCAAAATGTGCGAGCGTTTGGCACGGAAGATCAGCTCGAGGCGCTGTTGACCGTGCGCAACCAGCGCATGGCCTCGATGGGGCTGAAACTCGACGTGACGCAAGAATATCTGCGTTTGGGTGCGATCCGCGGGATCATCGTTACCGCTGCGGATCGCAATACTGGCGCGCCGCTCCAGTCAATCAGCCTGTATGACCAATTCGAGGTAGCGCCGGTGGGGCCAATACCTCGCAACTGGCCGATCATCGGGGCTGGTCTGATCGGTCAGGAAGCCGCAGCCTGGGAGGGGCAACTAACCGGGCTTATCAACCAGCTTGGGCGCGACATGGCGAACGAATTGCCTGGGGGCATGCTGGGCGGCATCTTCGGGGTCTGCGGTCCGGTGTTTTTCGATGCGTTCGCGATGCACCCGGAGCGCCGCGCAGCCTTTATCGGCATCGACAGCCGGCCAGTGATCGAGCCTCTGCTGGGGAGTCGTGTGCAATTCCGGGAAGTGACCATCGAGGAATATCGCGGCCGCACCGGCAATGTGCAGTTCGTCCAAGACAATCAATGTCACTTTTTCCCGGTCGGCGTCCCCGAATTGTTCATCGAGGTCTATGCGCCCGCCGACTACAACGAAACTGTCAACACTCTCGGCCTGGCGCGCTATGCCAAGATGGAGGCGCTCGACTTCGATAAGGGTGTGGAGCTCGAGGCGCAGATGAACGTCCTGCCGATCTGCACCAGCCCGCGCGCGCTGTTCACCGTGACAGCCACGCAATATCCCGTCCCGCCAGGGGTAGCCGCGACAGCATCGCCACCGGCACGCAATCGCTAAAGGAAGGAAATCATGTCTGGGACCCGCGACATTCCTGAAATGCGAATGGCACCATATCGCTACATGCATCAAATCACGATTGGTGAACCGCTTCCTTATGGACCGACAGATGGGCTTTATCCTCGCGCCAATTATACCATAACCGTTGAATGGGTAAATGGCGCCCAATCAACATTTACATTGCCTCTCGGATTTTATCCAATTCGCATACGAGCCGAGGCCAGAACATCCGGGGCCAGTCTGAACTGATGCCGCGCGCCATCGCCGACGTCATCTTTACGCGCGTGATCCTGCGCGAGGCTCCCGCCAGTGCCTCGCGTAATCGGATGTATTTGGTCGGCACCGGCGAACCTGGCACGCTGCTCAGCGTCCACTATACCGGCGCGCTGGATACCAGCTACGCCACGCCGGTTGCGCTGCCCAACAACGCCAACGGCATCCTGCTGGACCGCCAGCTGACGACTGGTGCCGCGATGCGCGTCATGCTGACCCGTAAGTGTGAGGTTAACGACGCCTATATCGAGTATGGGAATTTTGACCGGCTGACCGTCAACCTGGCGCTCGCGGCGAATGCTGGGATCATCGTCAGGCAGGCAGTCACCGACAGCTCTGGGATCGCTGGGGGCATCTTCGATGATGACGGGCACGATGGAGAGGCCGAACGGGCCTGGGTAGCCGCCGTGCCGCCAGCAGCCGTGCCAGGGGAGGGACGCCCGCCCTTCTATCATTCCTGGGGGATCGTCTTGACCTTTCGCCGTTGGGTGGTCGGCCTGGCCTTGCGCTGGGGGCGGAGGGGCTGATGCCGCTCGCTGCGTTCGACCCGCTGCTGCGCGCGCTGGATGACGGGCTCGGCGAGCCGGGGGCTTGGCTCGGCAATCTGCTGCAAATGCGATTCGTGCAAGATTACACGCCGGCGGCTCTGCAGATGACCGAGCAGGGCATGACCCAAGTTCAGACGTGGGTCTATTTCGGCCGCTATCAATTGCCTCCCGGTGCCGGGGTGCCAGGGATCGGCGACATCGTGACAGTGCGCGGCCGCACCTGGGAAGTCGCCGAGTTCGGCACGGACGATCTCGATGAGCTCCAATTGCGCCTGATCCCGTATCAGGCTTCACCGCTTGAGGATGAGCCGCGCGGTCCTGGCCGGCCGACACGCCGCGACGAAATCTTGGCGGCTTACGATGCTCTGCTGACGATGCGCGCTGTCGACCCGCGCAAGCCGCTGAGCCATGCCTTTCCGCTGGTGCGTCGCCGACTGACCGGATC